CCTCACTACGTCGAGCACGCCAAGCCTCACTACGTCGAGCACGCCGAGCCTCACTACGTCGAGCACGCCACGCCTCACTACGTCGAGCACGCCGAGCCTCACTACGTCGAGCACGCCAAGCCTCACTACGCCGAGCCTCACTACATGCGCCAGCACCACGCCCCGCCTCACGTCGAGGATCCGTACGACCCGCCGACGGATGAACCTCGGTCCATTTTGTTTATCATGTCAGTCACCCTCCTGACGTATGCCTTCATGAAGGTTGTGGTGGTTCCGCCGCGTGGTTACAAGAAATACATTTAAACAACTGGTCCAGTACCTAATGTACAAATGCCGTTCTACGCCGTCCACACGGGCCACATACAGGGAGGGGTGTACGGTACCTGGGACGAATGCAAGCGGGAGGCCCACAAAAAGCCAAAATACAAAAAGTTTGCAACCCGCGAAGAGGCGGCTCTCTTTGCCGAAAGGGGGTCTACCGTGGACGAAAATTTTGATGTAGTCGTCTACACGGACGGGGCGTGTTCCAAGAACGGCAAAGAGGGGGCGAAGGGTGGGTACGGGGTGTTTTTCGGGGCAAACGACCCGCGCAACGCGTCGGGGCGAATAGTCGGGAAAGCCACCAACAACATTGCCGAGCTGACGGCCATCATTAAAGCCATAGAAATTTTAAAAGACACTACCGGGTCGGTCGGGATCTACACCGACTCCAACTACGCCATCCTTTGCTGCACTACCTACGGGGCCAAGTGCGAGAAGAAGGGCTGGGTCGACGTCCCGAACGCGGCGTTGGTGAAACAGGCGTACGAGTTGGTCAAGTCGCGCAACGTTCAACTCGTCTACGTGCCCGCCCACACGGGCAACACCGACCCGCACTCGTTGGGGAACCAGCAGGCCGACCTCTTGGCAACCTCGTGCTGGTAATTTTTTTTATAGCTTCTCTAGAGTATGCTTGATACGTTCAAGGAGGCGTTCGAAGGGAAACTCTTGTACGGGTACGGGTTTGCGGTGGATGAGGTCTCGGTCCTGTATGTTAAACATTCGGGTAAAAGCTACCCCTTTTTGAGGCTTGACGGCAACTTCGGGACGCCTACCAAGGAGTTCCCTGACCCCCCAGAACTCGCCACCAAGCTTTTCCTGATTACGGACAATCATTTTTTGAGGAAGAACGAGTCGGCTGATCGAACCAGTTACATGGCCCGACGGGCCGCCGCTCGGTTCGGCGCGAAACCCCGCGCCACGGTAGAGGTGGAGCAGAGGGCAACCCACCCCTCCCCGTCTACCTGCATCCACGTCGAGTTAAACCACGCCACCAAAACGGCGAAGATCGTGAACATCTCGGTCCATTCGTTCTGCCGCATGGATAACATGGACGACCTCATGGGGGTGGTCGATGCGCTGCTTCGAAAAGTAAAATGGACTGGAAAGGTGACGCTGGACGACCATGCCCGTAAAAACGGGGCAAGTGTCGCCCTGCACTACATGCGGACGAGAAAGGGGGACAAGTTCAGCAAATACCAAGATTATGGGTTCAAAGTAAAGCGCTCGTCACTCCCCGAGTTGCGCCGTATCAAAAGGAAGGTGTTGGCTGGAGAGGAGGTCGACCTGGCCGACCTCTTGTCCGACATGACGAAACGAATGACCCGAAAGAAACAAAAAATTTGGAGCCATAACCAATGAATCCATTGGGTCCATCCTGCTGCTCTACCTCTCGGTGGGGTATTTCATGCTCAACCTTCGCGACCCCAGCAGAAAATGGAAGCCGCGTTGGCGGCGCTCGTTGGGGTGGTCCTGTGTTCGAGGCAATTCTAATCCAATACAACACTCTCCTGGACGCGGTGGTGGCCAAGACCACCATCGTCTCGTTCATTTCGTACACCCTGGTCTACAAGTTCAAGCCAAGTTATTTACTGGTGTTGGGGTGCATTGGAGGGTCCTTTTACATGAGTAACAAGCACTCGGCGCTCCACCTGCTTTGTTTCGTGGCTACTTTTTATGCTTTTCGGTCAGATCCATGAGGGTGTGGATGAGGGTCAAGACGGCAAAGACGAAGATGAAGACGCACGTCTCGTAGGTGACTCGGTTGAGTTTCGTGTTGAAGGGGTTGAAGAGGAACATCAAGAGGAGGCACATCAAAATGTCAAAGGTGGTGCGGGCCATGGCCGCGACCTTGGAGGTGAGCCCCGTGTCCACGTTGAAACGGTAGAGGACCGCCGACCCGACGAGGGTGACTTTGATGATCACCAAGAGAACCAGAAAGGCGTCGTAGTAGTTCATATAAAAAGACAACATATAAATTTTTTAGACACAACCTAAGATGCCCCGCACCGTGTCCGTGTACTGGTTCAGCCGCACGGCGACGTGGTACGACCGCGCCGAGTCGTGCCGCCTGCAGGGGCACTTGAAGAAGTTCGCGAGCGTGGAGGACGACGTGGCCCTTCTTTTACGGCGCGCGGTGCTGGTCCACCCGACCAAGAACGGGTACGAGTGCTGGCTGGCCTACGAGACGATGCCGACCGAGGTCGACCGTTTATTTTTTTTGTTGAGCTAAAACCATATGTGGGTGATGCTGTTGGCGCTGATCCTTGGGGTGGTCTGGTCGATGCAGGAGGGGTTCCGGGTGTCGGTGGATTTAGATGGGTCGGTGCTGAGTCGCGCGGCGGGCCTGAAAGAGGGCGTGATGTCCGGGGTCCATACACATGCCCGAAAAATTCGGGACGGCATGATGAGCCTGGTCCCGTTTCGGGCGCACTACTACAAACTACGGCGACGATTTAGATGAAAAAATATAACCCTATTATATGAAATATTTGCACAGCATCACGCACGCCTTGAACAACTCGAAACTGTTCGCGGGGATGGTGATGATCATGCTGAACATCGGGTCGAAGTACATTACGATTAAATTGTCAAAGTCGCAAGAGGCGTTTTTGAAACACGTGGTGGGGCGGGAATTTCTCATCTTTGCGATCTGTTGGATGGGGTCGAGGGACATTTTCCTGTCGTTCATCTTGACCGCTATTTTTACCGTGCTCACGGACTACCTCTTCCACGAAGATAGTAAATTTTGCGTGCTGAGCCCCAAATACACGCAAGAACTCATCGCGTTGATCGACACCAACAACGACGGCACCATCAGCCAAAAGGAAATGGACCGAGCCATAGGGATGTTGTCCCGCTAATTCTTTGAAAAGATCCCGTTCAAATTGAGGTAGCGGAGGCTCGGAAGCACCCGGTAAAAGACCAACTTCGGGTAGAACGCCCTGCGGATCGACCGCTTGTTCACGAGGTCGCCGAGCGTGTGAAACTTGTTTCCAACAAGTACTTGGGTGTTGATGGGCAACAGAAGGGGGCGAAACGGGCGATTCTTCCCAAACGCGTGTCGTTTGATTCGGACGACCGTGATGTTGTATTTCGTGATAGAGTCGACGCGCAGCACGCCCACCCGCCGCACCCTTCTGCCCTGAAAGATGACCTTGTCGTGGTGGGTGAGGTTCTCGATCGAGACGTACCCGTTGGACGTCAACACCCGCGAACCTTTCGCCGCGTATCCCGTTATGTCGGCCGCTTCGCTCTCGACCACCCAATCTTTGAAGAGCGCCAGGTCGATGGCGCTTGCGTTAGTATTGTTGGTGTACTCCCTGCTGTCGTGGCTTGGCAGGGTAACGTATTTGTCGGTGAGGACGGCGCCCTGAACGAAGGCGGACCCGTCACCTACGTTACCGGTCTGCGCCAAGATGGACGTCTTTATTTGGTTGTACATGTATTCCCACGTAATCGAACTGCTCGCGCCAACGGTGGCGCTCGCCGGGGACGAAAGTGTGTCGTACGCCGAGAAGTTCGAGTCTATCGTCGACGCCAACCACGCCAATTTGTAGGCAAAACAAATGTTGAAGTCTGCGCCGGAATTCGAATAAAGGGAATCTGAATAAACGGTGTTGTTCATTTTATAATACGGGTTTCTGCAGTAATAAATCGGCTTGATCGTGGACGCGTCTTTCCCCATTGGAGATGCTACCCCATAGAAATTAAGGTAGGGTTGATACCCCATACAGTAAGACGTGTACGGCCAGCCAGCACTCTTACGGTTAGTGCTGAGGTTTTGCGGTATCGGTGTGGCATTTACACTTGCAAGGTTTGCGTCGCCGACGAGCCCGTTTTGAACGGACACCATGTAATAAAACATTCGGTGCAGCGCGCAAAAGATGGTGTAATTTTTAGTCAGCGCCGCGTTCACCATTTGGTACGACAGCATTTCCGCGGTCATGCATATGTTGTTGTTAGTGGGGGTACTGTCTTGTGTAAAAGTCATTGCGCTATCGCAGCAGGTGTAAATGTCGAAACTGGTTGTTGGGAGATCGTACAAATTTCCACAGGGGTCCGTGGGGTACGGTCCGTCCCCTCCCGAGTAGTTGACGCCATCAATCAGGACGCACATCAAAATTGGCTTGGCAGTTGGAAAACCGTAATCGCGGCCGATGTTAGCGATCGCCCAATAGGTTTGGTCAATGTCGGCGACAATGTTGTGGGTCGTCGTGCGACTGCTTGAGTCGTAGACGTTTAAATCTTGGAAGAGGCTGCTCGTTGGCTGGGGTTTGTTGAGGTAGGCTGAAAATACCCCGTACTGATAGAGGCCTTCCTGGGTCGTGAGTAAATAGAGGTAGCCCAGGCCGTGCTGTTGGGACTCGGTCGGACTGAAAAATGGGTAGGCGTTACCGTACGTGGGGTCCATGTAGTGCCCCGTTCTTAAATTATACAAGTCCATGTAAGAAACGAGTCCCGAATTATTCGAGTAGGAAGCAAGTTGGGGGAAGTTGGACGTCGTCGGTAAATAGACCGACCGCGGGTCGGACGTTGCGGAGAACGGTATTAGGCTCTTCAAGGCATCTATCGCCGTATCCAGGGACGTCGTGGTGGTTGCATCATTGTATGTGGTTTCTTTAGTGAGGTTGTAGACGTTCACCATGTTGGAGAGAGTTAGCGGGTTGGGGCTAGACAAATACGTGGCATACAGATATTGCAACACGGAAGAGGTGACTGCCGTGATGGGGTCCGAAACGGTGGCATATTTGTAAACGTATTTCGTGAGACGGTGTAGTAAGGTAACATTGCCTGCGTTGAACGTGTTTTGAAAGGTTGAATACAACTGCGTCTTGTCACTATTAGAACAGTAGTTCCCAGCAATCAGTTTCGCCGGAATGTAGTTCGTGGAGGTGGTATCGGTAAACGCGGTCGTTGGGTATTCTTGAATTTCAATACTGGAGTCGGCGGGCTCGACCCAATCGTAGTTAGGGTTGTTTTGTCGGTACGCATTCCCCGAAAGAAGGGACAAGAGGACGGCAGTGTTGTCATTTAAGAGGACAGAGGGGTCTACCGTTGAAAAGGCCATTATAAATTATATTATTATTTTTTCCGATGAAATTATATGTGGGTAAACTAAAATGGTCTCCCTCTACATGTACGCCAACGTCCACATCGTGGGTGGCGCCACGGTGGACGTGCCTAAGGATGAGCTGGCGGCCTTGTACTGCGTGGCGGTCTCGCGGTCCGGGGTTTCGCTGACCCACGACGACAGTTTGCTGCGGCACAACAAGACCAACTACATTTTCAAAACGGCCAAGCGTCCGTCCACCCAGCGTTCCGACCCGTGGGGCCATTCCAATCCGTGGGGCCATTCCGACCCTTTTGGCCATTCCAACAGGTTGACCGACCCTTTTGGCCATTCCAACTGGTTGACCGACCCGTGGGGCCATTCCAACAGGTTGACCGACCCTTTTGGCCATTCCGACCCGTTCGACGACGACGTCCTCCAGCAATTGTTCAGCAGCCAAATGAGGGGAGGGGGCAACAAGGTCGCGACCGTCTCCCTCGGCAAGACGTCCGACCCGTTGGCCGTGGACGGCACCTCCCTGCAAAAGGGGTTGACGGCCTGGATTGAAAAGAACCTGAAGTACAAAAAGGTGCAACTCAATGGGAAGTCCTACGTCGTCAACGGGTGCAGTCTGGCGACCAAATATATCCACCCGTTCGGGTACCAAGTGGTCGACCCCTTGAAGGTCGACATGTATTCGAAGGGCGGGTACGACAAGCCCGTCGACGCGTACTTGAAGGATAAGGGGCTCCGCCAGACCGCAGGGAGTGTCTTGATGGCCCTGGTCGTGGTGGAGTTTGCGCTGCACCTCGCGTACCTCCAAACGCTGTTGCACATCGTCGTGCACCTTTCGGAGACGGACGAGATCATGGAAGGGGTCGCCGAACTAAAGTACCACCTGGAATCGACGCGGACGCGCGGGGCCAATGTAACCATGACCGCCTTGTCGGGGATCATCGCCAAGGTCGGCTCGCTGGTCGACACCTTCAACATCTCAGTGTCGGAGACAATCGCCGCCTACAAAAAGACCAAACGCGTCACCACTAAACCCTTGTACGCCCCCTACGAACAGGCGGTGCTGGACACCGCCACGGCGTTTGACTTGGCCCTCGCCACCGTGGGAGGTTTACGGGAAGATTTCAGCAAACAACCCGAGATGGACGCCATCACGGCCGCCCGCACCAAACAGCTGCACGAGTTTACGGACCAACTCTACGACCTCACCGAGCAGATCTCCGGGATGGTGCGCCCGGGGAAGTTGGGGTTCGACTCGTACGGCACCCTGCAGCGGATTCTGGCGGCCTTCGAGATCTTCTTCCTGATCCTGGGCGGCGTCCAACAGGTCCAACTGACGCCCGTCGATCAAGTGCTGCTGGAAAAGGTCGACCTGCTCACGCAGTTTATGAACCAGTGCTAAAACTAGGTTAAAACCAGGGCGGTCTTACCCAGACATGGAAAACCAAGAGTTGATTCACGTAATCAAGGAGTGGCTCAGCATCGACGATTCGATTTCGGAGCTCCGGCAAGAGGTGCGGCGGCGCAACGCCCGGAAGAAGGAGCTCACCGACAAACTTGTGCTCATCATGAAGGAGAAGAAGCTGGACGAGATCGATTTAGCCGACGGGAAAATCGTTCGGAAGAGCAAGACCGTCCTGTCGGCCGTGAGCAAGAAGCACCTGCTGGGCTGCCTCGAGCAGTACTACAAGGACCCCGAGACCGCGAAAGAAGTCTCCGAGTTCATTTTGAAAACACGAAAGGAGAAGAAATGCGACACCATTATTAAACGGTAAAGTATATAATGGATTACCCGAACCGCGTGGCGCTTACTGTACTGGTCCTTATGGTAGGCACCAGCCTCCTGACCACCATCCTCACGTTTGCCGGGGTGACCCCCAAGGTCTACCAACCCTACCTCTTTTTCATCATCGCCCTGGCGCTGCTCAGCCTCTTCCTGTCTCCGCATCCGACGTGCCTGTTGTGAAGTAGACGGTTCGGGGCACGGTGAGGCTCGTTTTCAACGTGTCGTAGATGCAATGCACGAGCCCCAGAATGCAGGCGGTCATGAGCGCTATAAAAATGACGCGTAACATATCTTTAAGGCCTGGTTTATTTTTGGAACCCTCGGGCGCAAAATTTACGAAAAATCTTTAAATTTTGATGTGTGTTTTTCTCTTCGGGGACACACAACCTCCGACATTTTTCCAATATGTCTCTCCAACCAGGTGACACGGTGCTCTACGAGGCCCGCCACACTAAGAATAATGTCGGTGTCATTAGCGCCGTCGGTCTTACGACCGTGACCATGAAGGACGGAACGACTGTCGACAAGAAGCTTGTCCTGCGGCTTCTCAAGCCCGTCCCAATTCCGGGGAACCCAAGTATGGCCAACACGGTCGTCGTGTTCAGCGTGGACGTGACGAGCTCGATGGGCCGATGCTTCGACAACGTCAAGGCCGCGATCGCGGGGATCAAGGCCATCCCCAAGGGGGTCGGCATCATCCTGCAAGTCTTCACCGAGGAAGGGACGAAGTGCCTTGCCGGATGCATCAGCTTCGGCGACGACCTGGCGGCGTTCAAGCAGTATGTTTCCGACATGCTGCTCACGTACGTGGGCCTCGAGCGCGGCACCGGGGGCGATGGTCCCGAGAACCACATCTACGCAATGTTCCAGCTGAAGGACTACCTTGTCAAGTTCTACCCGGAGGTCGAGACGGTCTTCACCTTCGTCTTCACCGACGCGGGGGTCCACTACAACTCGGTCCCGAGCTCCGAGGCGGAGGCCGAGACGAAGGCGCTTAATGATCAGTTTGGGGTGAGCGTCACGGACGCGTACGCGCGTCTGGCTCTTCTTCTCGACACGCCCTACAAGCAGACGGCCATGTTCATGGCGTGCACCCAGTCGCCGGACCCGTGGCTCGCGCACCTTGCCAAGGCCACGGAGGGGCTCACGCTGCTCTGTTCGGGGAACCTCACGGACGACCTCCAGCGGCTCATCGACTCCTTGTTCACGATCACCCAGGGCGAGACCATCGGCACGGTAGGCTTCACGTCCATGACGCCGCACACCATCACGAACAAGCTCCCCGCGAACGAGAAGGTCGCCGACCACAAGATCCAACTCCAGAAGGCCACGTGGGAGACCATGTTCGCACGGTTCGAAAGCTTGGTGGCGACGGGGAAGAAGTTCCAGAAGCGCCTCCGCGTTCGCGGTGCCGGAGAGGCGACGGCCCTGGTGCACCTAATACTGGGGGCCGAGAATGCGGCGACGTCGGCTGAGGAGTCGGACACCCTGGCCCAGGTCATCCATTTATTCGACCCCGCCGACCAGCCGTTCGTCGAGGCCGCGTGGCACGCGCTCGTGCAGGCCTTCAAGGACGGGGTCAGCCCCGAGGACACCATGTGCGAGATCACGTTCGCGACCCTGCGCGAGCAGTTGCAGGAGATGAAGGACCTCCCCAACGACAAGGCCTTCGCCCAGCTGGGGCAGCTCGTCTCCGGGATCATGGCGAACCTGCGGTTCATGAAGCGCCCCGACGGCTCGTTGGACCTGGCCAACGCGTGGTGCCTGAGCATCGACCCAAAGAAGGTTGGCACGAGTTTCGTGACCCTCGCCACGTTTGGTTCCCTGCAGGTCTACGACGGGTACCGCAAGGACCCGAGCAGCCGCCACCCATGCAACATTGTGTTGCCCTGGTGCCCCAAGAATGCGTCGGCCATTTTCAAGGCCATCTTCCGCTTGTTGTGTGCCTGTCGGTTCTTGGACACTGTCACCACGGGCATCCTCACGGGCGGCACGGACTGTTTCCCGTCGATGCACCCGGGCATGGTGATTTGCCTCGCGTGGGCCCTGATGACCGGGGACTCGGAGCGCGACACCACGTTGGTGGACGACGCCTTCGACATGTTGCGCCACTACGGACGGCTGTTGTCTCGCAACCTGCATCTCCTCTTCGACAAGGGCCAGGGCTCGCCCGAGCCATCCCCGCAGCAGTTGCTGGCCTCGTTCCTTCGGTGGGCGCAGGAGAAGCACGTGGAGGAGATGCCGCAGTCCATCATGACGGAGTTGGTGCAAGCTTTCGCGATGGTCAACGCCCGTTACGAGGAGGAGTTCGACTGGGCCTCCTTGGTCGACGTGTCCGACTTCGACCCTCTCCTTGGGGCGCACCCGGTGGAGGGCGAGTTCACGCTGTGCCCCGTGGCGTGGATGGAGACGCTCCCTGCAACCAAGTTGTCAAGGCAGGCCCGTCGCCTCGTCGAAGTTCTGGAGAGGAACGGGATCCGGGCAGCCGTCGACATTGGCCTCATCGCGCAGTGCATCCTTCTCGCGGCCCGAACGGATCGGTACGACCTCACTGCTGAAAAGGTCCATGTTCCCAAGGCGGTGCCGCCGCTGGCCGTCCTTCTGGGGGCGAAGGTGGCCGAGGCCGTGCGGCGCAAGTTTTCACCCAAGTGGGCCGCGGCCCGCGAGGCGTTCGCCGAGGCGAACCTCGTTGAGCAGATTGTGGCGGCGGTGGAGGCTTCCGACTCGGTGCCCGTCCTGGCGGCGAAGCTCAAGGAGATTTCGTTCCTCCCGCCGTGGGCCCGGGGCATCAAGAAGGTCTCGCGGGCCCACCTCGCCCTTCTCTTCGACAAGTTGGTCGGCGACAAGTTGAAGTTGGCGGTCATGGCGTTCGCGCTGGACGACTCGTGGACGACGGAGTCGGCCCTCATGTTGAAGTCGTTATCCTCCAACATTGTCGCGGTGTTGGGAGAAGAGCTCAAGGAGTCGTTCACGGCAAGGATGTCGGCTCGGGTGGCATGCAAGCGCCGGGAGATTGCCGAGGGCGTGACGCCCGATGGAAAGAAGATTCACCCGGTTACGTCGAACCGCCACGGGCATTCGACGACGCGCCCGCCCGCGACCGTGCTGGACGACGCTCCTCCTCTGCGCAACCGCTTCCACATTCCACCGGACGCGTTCATGCAGATGTTGGGGGTGGCGCGCGCTGAGGTCAAGGAGATCCGCCGCACCCCCCTGAGCCCTGCCGCGACGGCCAAGATGGAAGAGTTCTTGTACAAGAACGAGTGCGACGTCACGTCGTTCCAGGCCCCGCGTGCGCCCACTCCTGTGCGTGGTCGCCCAGTAACTGCCCCGTTGTCTCGTGCGAGGCGGTACCTCAAGGCGCTGCAAGCCCTCGACCTCGCCTGCGAGGCTTACGCCAAGTTGGACGCCACGCCCCAGATGACGAAGATGCAAGTCTACAACTTCTTCGAGACGCCCATGGAGGCGATCACGCGGTCCTCTTCCGTGGCCAGCCTTGAGCGCCGCGCCAAGTTTTGGGCTGAGCGCCGCTGAATGCCCGCATGCGCGCCTTTTTTTTAGTAGTCTAAATTATGGACCTTATTTTATGGGTTTGCTTGCTGTTGGCGTTGGTCCTATTCTACAAGCCGTTGAGGGAGGGGGCCTCGAGTGGGTACCAAGACTACGACACCCAAACATGCCTAAGTGTAGCGAGCCAGAACGAGCAAAACATTAAAGTGTTGCAGGACCAGGTGAAACAGTTGCTGGCGCTGCAGGACCAGGTCAGCAACATTCAAAACCAGAACAACGCCAACACCCAAACACTGTCGCAGTTGACGACGCAGGTCATGTCGACGACTTAAATTTTTAGGTAGTTCTATGTATGTGGTGGCTTCTGATCCTTATGGCAGCGTTCTGGCTGGTGTCCCGACGGGAGGGCCTGTCGATGTCGCCCTCGGACATGGTGCAGCTCCAAGTGGGGACGATAGAGCAGTTGCGGGAGCAGATCGCGGGGTTGACCCTTTCGCAGGAGGGTGTCACGGCCTTGAGCACGGCCGTCACGACGACGTTCACCGACACGTCGACCTTGCAAGCCAATATAGGGCAAACCCCGGATGCATATGAATAAAGTTAAAATCGCCGATCTTCGTAAAACTTTGCTTCTTTGCCGCACATGGAATCCGAATCCCTTGCGGTAATACAGTACTTGTATACCTTTGTTTCAGAACCACCGTCAACCAGAGCCGAATCAGGCCTTCGTTCGGGGAACTTGGCGCACTTTCCAAATCGGGGTTCAGTAAATAAATCCTTTCTGAAAAACTTACAATTGACGCACAAAACCGGGGTCCATGCGTTCGTTGTCACGAGCCAAGCCATCATCATCAGGCGCAACATGAGGTACCCTTATGTAATATGCCTAAGTCGTTTAGTAAAAAAAACACATTTAAAATAAATAAAACAGGGTTTATATAATATGGCCCATAACAAGTTGATCCTGAGCACCTTCATCAGTCAGTTGGACGAGTGCCTCGACGACATGCTCAAGACGTACCCGACGACGGCGACGGACCAGCGGTTCATCAAGTGCAAGATGTACTTTGACACGCTGAAGAAGACGAACCCGCGCACGATGATCTTGGCGTGGAAGAAGTTCGTGAACGAGCGGTACCGCGAGCAGATTGACGCCAAGAACATTGACTTTTTCATCCACAAGGACTACTCGCGCGAGGTGGACGACTACGAGTACGACAACGTGGTGGAAGGGGCCATCAACGACATGCGCGAGACCATCATGCAAATGTCGGAGAGCAACAAGGAGACGTCGATGAAGTACGTCCAGAACCTCTGCAAATTGGGGGATTTGTATATAATATAACTTAAAAATAATAGTGCGGGCCTATATATATATGCAGGCCGAGGTAAAACGGGTCATTAATGATTTTATAAAGGACGTGTTCCGCACGTTCCCCGAGCTGCGCGGTTCGGCGTCGCCGACCCTGGTCGCCATCGCCGACGACAAGGAGGCCGACTACGACGCCACGTACGCGCACATCACCGAGGCCGTCAAGGGGCACGCCGAGGCGATCATGTCCGATAATGAGGCGATGTTCAAGGAGGACTGTTTCATTTTACCGGGGATCAACTTTAAGATCCTGTGGGCGGACAACCTGACGGAGGCGACGCACCAGACGATCTGGAAATACCTCAAACTCTTTCTCCTCTTGAGCAACATGGACCCGTCGATGCACAGCAAGCTGGAAGAGATGATCCGGAACATGGAGACCATGTTCACGAAGGACGGGGAGAGCCCGTTCGGGGACATTTTGAACACGAAGATTGGGAAGTTGGCGCAGGAGATTGCCACGGAGACGGTGGACGGCAAAGACATGAAGGGCCTGATGAGCAACCCCGCCCAGATCATGTCGCTCGTGAGCAACGTCGGCGAGAAGATCGACCAGCGCATCAAGAGCGGGCAGGTGAAGGAGAGCGAGCTCATCGAGGAGGCGACCGAGCTCCTTCAAAAGATGAAGGACAACCCGATGATGGACCAAATGTTCAAGCAGTTCGCGGGGGGCAAGGTGAACATGAACGCGGCCTTTTCGAAAATGGACCAAAACATGAAAAAGGCGAAACAGAAGGAGCGGCTCCAGGCCAAGCTCAAGAGGCGCCAAGAGAAGAAGTAAATTTGAGGGGATACAAATTCTAAAGAACCACAACCCATGAACGACGAGCTAGTCGACTGGATGGAAGTGCACGAGGCGGTCGAGTCCCAGAATGTGAAGCTGCTCGCCCAGTTGGTCGCCAACTCGCCCGCCGTAGACTACGTTAGTTATGACGGGCTCACGCCGTTGATCCGCGCCCTTCAGTTGCAGGAGGAAGCCGCTGTTCTGCTCCTGCTGGAGCGGGCCCTGTTGAACTGGTTCCCGCATTGTGCGACCTCTCCCTTGGCGTCGGCCGTGCAGTACTTCCCTGAAATGGTGCCGATCTTGATTGAAAAGGGGGCGTCCCTTCGGTCGTCCATTTCCCCGATAACCGCGGCGGTGAAGGCCAACGACCCAAAGATGATTGACTACCTTCTTTCGAACGGGGCGCCGATCAACGGCGGCGACATCCCCCCACTGCACCAAGCGGTGTTGGACAGCAACCTTGCCATGGTCGAGCTTCTTTTGGCGGAGGGGGCGTTCGTCGACTGGCAGGATTCGAACGGCACCACCGCGCTGTTGCTTTCGACCGAAGACCCGCAGGTTGAAGTGGTTCAGGTTTTGTTGGATCGGCAGGCGAACATTGAAATCGGTAATTTGAACGGCCGTACCCCTCTTATTTCGGCGGCGGGGTACGGCAACACGGAAATCGTCGATCTACTCTTGCAGTACGACGCCGATGTCGGTCACGCCAACAACAAGGGCGTCACCCCGCTTCACATGGCGGTGTACGCGAACAGCATGGTGTGCGCGCACATGCTGCTGACCCAAGGGGCCAACGTGAACGCCTCGGACGTGAACGGGAACAGCCCGATCATGCTGGCGTTCCGACACGAGGATTCGGCCGACATGGTGGCCATGCTGCTGGACCTGAACGCCAACGTGAACAGCGTGTCGGCGAATGGGTTGACGGTCCTCCACCGCGCCATTTCCAACGAAAACGCGGGAATGGTGGCCACGCTGCTCCGCCGCGGGGCGACGGTCAACCACCCTCTCCCGGGCGGGGCAACCCCGCTGCACAGCGCGGTGTTCCATCAAAATACCGAAATTGTGGACATTTTGCTACAATTTCAGGCGAACGTGGACCTCCCCCTGACGGACGGGACCGCCCCGATTCACTCGGCGGTAAGGATGCCGAGCCTCGACATCGCGACGCGGTTGCTCGACCGCGGCTGTTCGCAGGGCGGGTCGCTGCACGTCGCGGTCCAAACGGGGAGCTACGCGCACGCCAAACTGCTGCTGCGCTACAAGGCCGAGGTCAACGCCGTCGATCGGTACGGGCGCACCCCCATCAAGTACGCCATCGAGCAACGGGACGTGGACGTGACCATCTTGCTGCTGTCCTCGGGGGCCCTCTGTTCGGTCAAGCAAATCCCCGACTTTGCGCCGTACCGGGCGTGGGCCTTGGGGCACACCTCCGACCTGGTCGCGCACGCCATGGTGGCCGCCTCGCCGCCCGCGTCGCGGCTGTGCGACGACCTCAACAGGGTCATCCTCAAGTTTCTCCTGCCGACGGCGCCGATCGTCACGGCGCTGGCCTGGCGGGTGGTTGAAAGTATCGCATGATGGTGCGGTGGACTTTGACCAGAATGTGCTTGCGCTCGAGGTTGTAGGGGCGGATCGCGGCCAGCGCCTCCTCGAGGCTGAAGAACCGCATGTCGCTGACCTCGTTGAACTGCATCGGGTTGGGCGCCACGGTGGTCGGGTTGAACCCGACGTAGTACTTGTGCTTGTACGCCTTGTAGTTAGACCCAATGAATATTTCCTCGTAGGGCATCAGGTTTTGGATGATGCGCACGTCCTTGCGGGGAAAGCCCGTCTCTTCTTCGTACTCGCGCAGGGCGCAGTTGATGTCGCTCTCGTTCGTGTTCCGCCGCCCTTTCGGGAAGCCCCACTCGGGCACCTCCCACGCGGTGGTGCTCCGGGCGACGATGCCGTTCAAGTCCACGAACTCGGAGTTCAGCATGAGCCCCTGTTTGAGCGTCGTGAACTTGTCCCTCGCGTGGTGCTCGATGCTGCCGCCGCCCCAGAGGTCGTCCGACAGTTTTGAAAATTCCCATTCTACCAGGTTCTTCTTTTCGGTCACGGTCATCTCGTTGACCAGGTTCATGATGTAGGGCAGGTTGTAGACCGAGTACTTGCCCCCGATAAAGTCGACGTACCCGAGCGTCTTCTTCCGGCAAATCATCAAGTATTTGTTGTCGTGCACGTGGATGATGCCGTTGCTCGTGATGGGGAGTTTGCAATTGCGAAAATTATGGAATGATTTGCCGCAGTTATTGCATTTGTCCATATAAAGCAAATGGGGTTAATGTTTTTGGGTTCCTTTCGGTATTGTAGAGTATATATGGACGCCGAGGTATGGGGGCCGCCCTACTGGTTTGTGCTGCACACCATCGCCTTCAACTACCCGAAGCACCCCACCGCCATCCAAAAGAAGCTGCACTACCGCCTCATGCACAACTTGCACGAGTTTTTACCCGGGCACCGGGACCTCTACCTGCGCATCCTGACCAAACACCCCGTCCAACCCTACTTGGACTCCCGGGCCGACTTTATCAAGTGGATGAACATCGTCCACAACGCCGTCAACACGACGTTGAACAAACCGACCATGACCCTGGCGGAGCACTACGCCTACATGAAGGAGGCCCACGCCTCGAAACACTCGAAAGCGCAACGGTTCGTTAAAGCGAAGCGTTACGCGCTGTACGTCATTTTCGTCGTCTTGATCGCGGGGGCGGCCTACTCGCTCAGCGGCCCATAAAAACCTACGGGACTGCATATTATAATATTTTATTTTAATATGACGTGCAAGAACTTTTACCCGCTGTGGGGCAGCCGAACCGTCGGAGGGCGCAGCCGCAAGAGGCGCCGGAAGTCTAGGAGGTCACGGTGATCTCCATCCGGTCCCCGTTCGGGGTCATAGTGACGTTGGCGCTGTCGTACACCCCGCTGGCCGCGATCGCCCGACCAGATAGCACCCCACTCTTGGTGTAGACAAAGGGGCATTTGATGGCCGACGGGTGGTCGAAGAAGGTGATCGTGCAATCGGCCTGCGTCGTGCTAAAGGCGCGACGTTTGACGTTTACGGTAGAGGTACGGGTAACCATTTCAACGAAGCCGACGGGCCGCCTCTTCCCTGGGCGGCGGAGCAGCGCCGTGCCGCGCTTGCCCTGTGCGGTGGGCTTGCTCGAGGCGGTTAACGCCGCCTGGGAGTAGACCAACGTCACGGAGGCTTGGGCGATATTGATCTGCACGATCGAGTTCGGGGTCAATTCGTATAAATACCCCCCGTACACCGTTATGTACACCACCGAATATTTGGTGTTGACCCAGTCAGTCATAAACGGTTGAGCAATCAATATTTTTTTCGTTTCCACCTGGGCGTTATCGAGGCAGGAAACGTAGAGGTAATCGCCATACGCGACGACACTAGGGGACGACGCAATCGACTGCACGGTTAGCCAATCGGACTGAAACGTATTGGTGGACGTGTCTAGGCGCGCAATCCCGGTGCCCGTCGTGACGTACAAGTAAGCGCCCCCGTCATCCAGATCAACCCCATACGTATCCACCAGGCCGTCCACGGTCGAGTCCAATTTAACAATGAACAAGTTGGTGGCCGTTAAATCGCACGTATAAATGTACTTGTGCCCGGAAGTCGACGTGTTCAAGGGGGCATACAGGACGCCGTCGGACGATATAGCGATGCCGCACATTTCTCCACCAATGTTACTTTGGAACCAGGCCGAGTATACGTCGCCCGTTTTTAGAGTTATTCGGACGATGTTAAGTTCCCCCGTTACGGCATACATGTAGTCCCCGTAAATGGCCATCTGCATGACCTTGGATACCGCCGCCTCCCAGTTGGTAAGTGACCAGTTGGAGGTGGAAATTCTCACAATCTTGGTCGAGGTGGCGACGTACATGTAGCTGCCGTACCCGTAGAGAGAGTTCCCGGTGATGGACGAAAAGACCACGTTCGCTGACATACACTATTAGAATATTTTTATTTTAAATTTGGGGATTTATCGTGACCTCCCTCATGTTCCCGTTCGGTTTTATTGCGAGTTTGGCGCTCGTGTAGCGGCCACTGGCGGCGTGAGACATACACGTCACCGTTTCGGACAATTTAACATTTTATTTTTTTTTCATGCAATTGCTTGCCGACATACAGACGGTCTATTTATATGATTTTAGTTGTTCACACTACAACGGTGATGACATGGACAAGAAGTTATTCGGGGGTTGCTAAATTTGGGCGGGGATTTCTTTCGCCGAGGCGTCGCAGGAGACCTGTTTCGCTTTCAGGTGGAAGCAGGTGCCCGCGCGGTCCTTGTATTGGATCTTGTTGTAGTTGTTCGGGGTCGGGTAGAGGAAGACGGTCTTGTACTCGATGGGGGACAAGTAGAGGAGGCCGTACCCGACCACGAAGGCGGCAATGAAAAGCGCGACAAGTGAAAGGTCCATATAAATTAAAGACAATATAAACTAGAGAAAACATATGAATCTTTTGGTGGTGGACGACTTCGACGTGGGCCACGTGGTCTTCCTGCACCCGATCAAGAACATCATCATGAACGGGACGTTCTCCCGCCTGCTTTACGCGACCGACCTTTTCACCACGAACGGCCTCTACGTGAACCACGCCCACACCATCGCCGAGGTCGAACGGGAGATCCTCCACGCCTACGGGTCGCCCAAGGCCCAACACATTTACTTTAAGCACTGCGTCCCCAAAAGGGCCATTTTGAAGATATCCGGCATCTGGGAGTCGCCCACCGAGTACGGCATCGCGTACAAGATCATCAACCGCTAGTCTGGAAGAAGTGCGCGACGGTGTACTGCATGAGGGCGAAAATGCAGCCCACGGTGAAGCAGAGGTAGACCAGGAACTGGAGTATTTTGATTCGGCCCGTGTACTCCTTGTACATGGCGTACATGGCGGTGGTCCCGACCATGGCCGTCAACATCAGCCCGGACATGTACTTGGAGTAGGTGGTCCACGTCTCCGGCATGGCCTTGTCCTGGATGGCCTCCGAGTTCTGCCCGACGACGATGGTCGAGATCAATATGCCCACCGCGCCCAGCAGGGTGATGGCGATTTGGTACTGGTAGAAGGGCGTTTTGCCGAGGTCCGGGTCCTTCCCGTGGATGACCACGATCAAACTGACGCCGACCAAGAGCATCAGCATGCCCGTGAACTGGATGGCAAAGGACATGATCGCCCCCACGATCCCGATCCCCGAGGCGAAAAGGACGGCGGTTTTATTGGTGTCGTCCATGTACTATACACTTATTTTTTAGATTTACTCCGCGTTCGCGCCGCGACGGGGCTTTTCAGCTCGGCGACCTCCTTCTCCAGCTCGGCGACGCGGGCCAGCGCCGCGGCGAGGCGCGCCTGCTGGTCAAGGATGCACTGGCGGAGTCTCGCGAACTCTTCCATCGGGTTATATGTCCGAACAAATTCACCCTAAAAGTTGGGCTTTTCGGTGAAAACGGCCGTGACCTTGGGCTGGGAAGGGGCGTCGTAGTAGTTTTGGTAGAGGTAAATTCCTGCAAAGGCGGACCCGAAGCACACCACCGTGTCTTGGATGGTGGCCCGCACGTCGACCAACTTGTACTGCATGGCGTACTTGATCGCGGTGAACACCACCGTGATCATCAGAGAGAGGATGCTGGTGTTCATATATGAACCTACCCGTTTATAAAAATCCATTGTATTTTACGAGATTACCTCAATGGCCAACCCGGGGTCGGCGACGATTTCGTTGGAGATTTTAATCGTGTCGTCGTCCTCCGCCCTCCTGGCCGCATACCGTTTCTCCGAGATCTCTTGAAGGGTCTCCAGGTCCTTCGGGGCGTCGATGGTCTCCTTGCGGTTGTCCGTGGTGACGGCGTAATCCACGTCGGAAAAGGAGAGGTGCTTCTTTTCCTCTTCGGGTTTAACCTCCTCGACCTTGACCTCCTCGACCTTGACCTCCTCGACCTTGACCTCTTCGACCTTGACCTCTTCGGGCTTGGCCTCGACCTTGGCCTCGACCTTGGCCTCCTCGACCTTGGCCTCCTCGACCTTGGCCTCCTCGGGCTTGACATCGGCCTGCTTGATGTCGTCCTTGACTATCTCGGTCGACTCGTCCAGGTAGGTCTTGAGGAGCTGGGCGACGGGGATGCTGTCCCGCACCGCGTCGAGGATGGCCGTCTTGATGATGCTGTTGATCTCGCGGCGGTTCTTTTGGAACACCAGGGGCGGCACCCCCTGTTCGAACAGGTAAATGTTCTCGTAGAGGACGCGGGAGAGGAGGATGTAGACCTTGTGGATGAAAGGGTTCATGCTGGGGATGTCGATGTTGATCTTTTTCTGCGTTTTGCTCGGGCGGATGGCGGTGAGGATCTTCAGGTGAACAATGTGCACGCAGGTGAGGAGGTCGTTGATGTAGGTGCACCTGGATTTTTCGACGATCCGCGACACTTCCGTCTGGATGATTTCGGGGTTCCATTTCGGGATCCGCGCTAAAAAGTTTTGAAAGGTCATCAAGTACTTTTCCGGTTCGTCCGTGTCCTTGCAAATCTTTTCGGCCTCTTGGTAGATGCCCCAAATTCCGTCGAAAATGTGGGGGTGCAGCGTGTTGACCAGGTAGGCGGCCCACTCGAACTGAGACTCTCTTAACGCGGTCGGGTTGTTGTCGTCCATTTTTTTACATGAACAAATTAAAAGTATTGACTGTACGAAAATAAATCGAAAGAAGCACGTAAAACAAAAGCTCCTCGTTCCTAAACTCTTTCCGAATCTTGTGGTAGTTCATCAGCCACCGGTATTTCCACAGGGCGTCGTGGTCCGACGCCATGACGAAGTTGGCTAGGTCCAGGGAGCTGTACGACTGGGCCACGAAGGACTTGGCCAGGTCGACGGTCGAGCCCCCCAGGCCCATCAAATACTTGAAGTGCGTCGTCCGCGCCGTGTCGTACCGCCCGAAATGAAAGGCCGAGTTGACGGTCTGGCGGTGCATGTTGGCCACCAGCGGCACGTAGACCTCGCAAAACCGAGAGAGGATCGGTTTCAGGATGCGGTACTTGTTGCTCGTGACCATGAAGAAGCGGGTGTTGGTGCTGAACTGCTCGATGCACCGCCGAAGCGCCGACTGGGCGTCGCTGGTGAGCTTGTCCGCGTTCAACAGCAGGATGGACTTGAACATGGTGTTCACTTTCGTCTTGGCGAAAAGTTTCACGTTCTCGCGGATGAACTTGATGCCTTTCCCCGCGCAGTTCACCGTCATCACGTTGTCCTGCTTGCCGCCGTAGAGCAGCCGCATGAACCACGCCAAAATGTGCTTTTTGCCGCTCCCCGCGGGCCCGTGGAACAGAATGTTGGGCACGTTGTTCCGGGTGTGGTACGTCGTCAATTTAGCATAGATGTCATCGTGCATTTTTTGTTTTAATCTGTTGTATTTAATATACTTCATGTCGACCTTTATAATGCTCGCGGTGATCCTGGGGATCGCGGTCTACATCTACCGCACCTCGGACAGGTTCCACCTCACCTGCGTCATCTCCAAGGTGGACGGCAACACCTACTGCGTGCGGGACGAGGGCAAGTTGGCCCGCAGCGCCGACCTCCTCGCCTCGGTGACCGTGCGGATGAAAGAGCTGGTGGCCTACATGGACCAGCAGTACGGCTCCGACGTGCGCGTGCAGCGCCTGGTCAAGAACTTCCAGGCCTCGAGGATCGTCGAAACGCTGCCGACCAGCGAGTTCACCGCCTACAGCGAGAACAAGGGCGAGAAGATCGCCTTTTGCCTGCGCGAGCAGAAGGACAAGCTCAAGCTCATCGACCTCAACACCCTGACCTTCGTCGCCATCCACGAGATGAGCCACCTGACGACCACCAGCGTGGGGCACCACGCCGACTTTTGGACCAACTTCAAGTTCTTGCTGGAGAACGCCGTCGCCATCGGAGTTTACAACTCGGTCGACTACAGCAAACAACCGCAAGAGTACTGCGGCATGACCATCAACGACAACCCGTTGTTCAAGTAAAAGCGTTTTTTTTAAATGTAGTAAGTATGGCCCACTTGACCCATAAAATCGTCTTGCTCCAAGAGGAAAATTCGATCAAGCGCCACTACCGTTTCGCCGACGTCGTCCTGCACAAGGGGCACTACTGGCGAGAGTCCACCGAGTTTGTCCTTGCCCAAGACCACCTCAAAGGCACCATCTTGAGAGACTACCTGGAACGGTGCCCCGACCGCAACCTTACGAGAGTCAACCCCGACCGTCTGCGGCTGTTGAACTCCATCCTCCAACGGAAAGGATACCCTCGTCCCGCTCCCGACGAACTCGTCATCCACCTGCGCGCGGGGGACGTAGCTCAAACCAAATGGTTCTTAAAGAAGGACTACCTGCAAATCATTCAGCAGTTTGTGGACGCCCACCGAATAAAAAGAGTCACCTTCTGCACCGCGTTCCACTACGGAAACAACATTACCCAAAACAAGTGGTTATTCACCCCGGAAAAGCACCAGGTCAACCTCCAAAAAATGACCGACCTTTTCACCCGGGTGCTGGGCCGTTTCCCCCAGTTGCAGGTCGACGTAAAGTCGTCGGCCGACATCGACGAGGACTTTGTCTACATGGTCACGGCCACCCACTTCGTGCAAGACGGGGGAGGCTTCAGCCAACTAATCCGCGAGTTGAACGAACTCAACGGCTGATCTAATTCACGACAAAGTTCATGATGCCGTAGTAGGCGGCCCCGAAGAGTAAGCTTTTGAACATGAGCCCGTGCGTCGTCATGTTGCCGTCGGCCTCGAAGAGGCTGGGGAACATTTTCAAAAGGGTCGACGAGACCGCGTGCAGCTGGAAGACGTAGAACAAGAGAGAGAGCATCAATGGAAATTTGAACTCTTCTAAGAGGTCGGCCTTGGCAGGTTTCATTGGCTGGGGCTGCGGCTGGTAGACGACCTGCGGAGGAGGCACGTAGGTTTGGGCGACCTGCGGGTCCGTGACGTGCTCGATCGTTTCGCGCGGAATGTCGCGGGAGGGCAACTCCGTTGCGGTGCCTTGATTGAAGGGGAGATTGGTGATCGGCGTACTCATTCTGTAACGGGAGACTATTTGAAGATATTTGTAGACGCAAAAAAAAATTATCCTAAATACAGGGAAAGTTGGGTCGCGCCCACGAAATAGCCCGTGCGCCACACGCGCTCGCCCGCCCAATCCGTCGATCGGGCGCACTGGTGAACGTCCTGCATCCCGAGGGTCAGGGCGACTGGCTCGTATTCCATGAACCGATCCGCGTACCGCGGAATGTCGACCGTCGCCATGTAGACACAGTAGAGCGCCGCTATGGCTTTTGCCCGAGGGTCGCGCGTCTTCGTGTAGTACGTGTAGCCGATCAAGAACCACAGCGTCTCTTCGTAAACGTGGAACAAGTTATTCTTAGTAAGCATAGCATACCAGCAGCACAGTTGGGCCGCCCAAGCGTAAAAGACAATCCAGGTGGGGGTGGACAGACTGTCGGCCAACTGCTTCGCAAAACAAATTTCACCCACGGTCGCTACTGTGCGGTCTATGAGCGGGGAGGAGACTAGCGTCAGGCACTCGCGCTCGAGGACCTTGACCGGGAAGGTGGCGCGGAAGGCGTTCCCCACCACGTACGCCCGCGTCAGCCAGGAACACTCGTACATAAAACAATGCACGGTGGACTGCACCGCGTGGAACGTCATTAAAAAGTACCACATGGGGAGTAGACCGTGCGCTGGGTTTAAACTACTTTTTTAAAAGGACACGGTCCGACGGTCGTCGCAGTCGGCCGCGTACGGCTCGTAGGTGTAGCACTCGTCGTTGTGGCGGTATTTGCGCCCTTTAATCTTTTTCATGGGGGGAGCCTTCCATTCGGTGGACGAGCAGGATTTCCTAAAGAGGGTGGAGAGCCCCACCCCCAACAAGATCGCGATGAAGTGGCTGCTGTACTTCATGTTCAACAGGCGCTTGAACGTCATACTTTATGCGCAGATAATTTTCGAAGAAGCGCTAAATCGTAGGGGAGGCCCGACTCGTTGTGTATCGTCGCGCCCGGGTAGCAGAGGAGCCGCCCGACCTTGACTCCGTAGAGGGGCGTCACCCACCCGTCGCGCCAGACGTCGAACAAGATGCAGACGGGCATCTCATGCACGGCGTAGATCGCCGTGACCTTGATCCGCTCGGGAATGTCCGGGTGGCTGTATTCGCTCCCGACTTCAATCTCCAGCCAAGGGAACCACACCGAGACACAGGGGCCGTCGATCAAAAACCGCGCCGCGCCCTTCACGGTGACGCCGTCGCCGAGCGAGACGGTGACGCCGTCGACGGCCATCTCCCCCTTTTGCTTGAACTCGAGGCGCAGACACCCGTTGTAGAGATCGAACGAGGAGGTGTACGCGTCGGAAAAGGGGGCGTCGCATCGGGGAAAGTACCGGACAGCCGACGCCATCACGGCACCCTCCTCATAGTGGACGTCGCTGGGGGCAACCACGCCGACGATGCGGCAAACCCCGTTCATGGACGGTTGTGGGGGTTTTGTAAATTTATATAGGGAGAGGTCCCTAAAACGGGTAACGAGGGCTTCCACGACGAAACGGGTAACCGGACCTGTAATTGAAGAATTACCGAAATATAGTAACAAAAAGCACGTTACTCGTTTGGATTAGGAATCAGAGATTTCTTATGTACGAACGGATTGGAAACTTCATATTCATAATCATATAAAGATTCGATATCGGATTTTCGTCGTCTGGAGTAATCTCCTTCTTTTTTAGCAGCCCTCAATATGTCAAGTGCTTCACGCGAGGATAAAAATTTTGCCGTTTTCGCATTAGCTTCCCTTATCTTATCCATACGCTGGTTGGCTTTATCAATATATTTTTGTAATGGGACCATTAAAAATTTCAAATTCTCTTCATACTGTCTCATAAATTCGTAGCAATCAGTTTCTAAGTTTGATCGTATTTTTAATTTTTCTAGTGTTGATTGCAACGTTTCAATACTATAATCTACTATGGATGGGATGTGGTCAGGTTCAGGAATTGTTGGCGATTGATGTGGCCGATCATCCGGAAGCGGGTTCGCCTTGTTACTTAGACCTACTTTTCGTTCAAGTCTGGTTAATGTGTAGTCAGTTTCACGCATAAATTTATCTATTATGAAACTAAGATCCTCACTACTGGTTTTAACTTTTGGTAAACCGACTTGTCGTTCCTTCAACAATTCAAACGTTTCGGAAAGTAATGTACCAACACCTGCATTTTCATTTTGTCCATTTCCACCTTTTTTGTCAATACTACTTTCCAAACTATATAAAGTCGCGTTAAAACTATCTAATAAAAATTTAATTTTAATTTTTATTTGTTCGTATTTTTGATTAAAAATGTCCATGCTATGTTTACACCAAATTAAGCGACTTTGAATTTCCAGAGTGTCTGCTTTAATTTTTTCAAGCCTACTAGCGGCTCCGTTGAACTTCGGTGCTCGAGACTGGGCTCGAGATAGCGGTGGATGCGGTGGAGGCGGTGGAGGCGGCCGAGGCGGTCGAGGCGGCGACTGCGGCGCCTTAAAAAAATTCCAAAATCCGCCTCGCCTCGTGCGTTTGTAACGCCTCGTACGACGCCGTCGGTCTCTTGTCTGCCTCATATAGTACAGAGACATAAAAAATTTAAAAACCGCCACAACGTCGAATGACGCCGTTGATGCGGGCGTTCGTTGAGCGGGACATAGTGGCGTGCTACCGCCTGCTCGAGGCGCGCGCCGACGTGACCCCGGTCGACCCGGACGGGGTTTCGGCGCTGCACCTGGCCTGCGACATGGGGGACGACTACCTGGTCCATTGGATCTGCGCGCTGCGGGCCAACGTCGACCAACAAGACGACGGGGGGCACACCCCCTTGATGTGGGCGTCTCGGTACGCCAACGTCTGCGTGGCGGAGGAGATTCGCGGCGCGAATATCCACCTGCAAAACAGGTACGGGGAGACGGCGCTCCACATTGCGTGCTGCGGCAACGCGGAAATGGTTCGGTGGTTGTTGAAGAGGGGGGCGGACGTGAACCACGCGGACCACGCCGACATCACGCCGTTGATGGTGGCCGCGTCCACCGCCTGCCTTGATATAGTTCAACTGTTGTGCGCGCACGGCGCCGACGTCAACTACCTCAACCGTTACGGCGACACGGCGCTGGACATTGCCTCGGGCGACGTGTGGATGGTGAAGCAGCTGTACCCCTGGGCCAAGGCGGCCACGGTCCAGTCGTCCTTTTATTGGGCATGTCGGTACGGCTACCTCTCCACCGCCCAACTTTTACGGCCGCACGTGGACGTGGACCGCGGGGTGGACGGGATGTCTCCTTTCTACGCGGCGTGCTTCGAAGGGTCGTTCGCCACGATGCGGTGGCTGCACTCCGTCGGCGCAGACGTAACGATCCCCTACGAACGGACCAGCCCCGTCAAGGTGGTCAGCAGGGTGCACCCGTGCCTCCTCGCCTGGATGGTGATGCACGACACGGTCCTGAACCGCCGCGGGCATGTTTCTCGGAGTAAAATTCGAAAGTTGAAGAACTACCGGAGCATACGGGAAGAGGTCGACGCGATGCTGCGGACCGACTACGCTCTCTTTTTGGTCCTCTCGGCCCACCAGCACACGGCGGACACCGCGACCGTCATTCGGGAGTTCTTGGGCCTGCCCAACGCGCGCCACTACCGCCAAATGATGGAGCTGAAGAGAATTTTTAATATCTAGTCTATGCACATGCGAACGAGGCGCCGCGGGGGGTATGAGTGGTAAATGAAAAAATAAAACAGAATTCGCTCATCACTAAGAATTTGCTAAGAAACTTTTACAATTGTCAGAGACACACCACCAAGATGAGCTCCGCCTGTGGTCTCTTTTGCTGCGTCTGGAGCGGGATGATCCTCATGGTCTACCTGCAGGACCTGTTGGATGACTACCCGCACCCCGTCGTGCACCCGGAGTAGGGCTGCGTCTTTTTCAACGGGTTGTATGGGTTCGCCCGAACGGTGTCGTAGACCAACTTCGCGGACCGCAAGCTGCTGTCGACGGCTCCCTGGTGGCCGAACGTGGGGTTGCTCCTCTTATAGATGACTTCTTTGGCGCAGGTTTCGATGGGGGTGTTGGAGTAGGCGACGCCCTTGGCGTAGTGGATGGATTCCCCATCGGGGAAGGTGCTCGCGCGCCCTTTCATGTATTCAATGTGCCTTGTGTAGTACGTAGGAGCAACGTTCGTCGACGCGGAGCGAATTTTAGACGCCCCGCTAAAGCTAAAGACGCTGCCTACTTTAGACCCGACAGGCCCTTGGTAGCCGTTGCAATCGAAGGTGAGGCTCTTGCCGAGCATCTTGAGTTGCGGGCCGTAGCGGGCGCACGAGCAGGGCAACATGTACCGGTATTGGACCAAGGGGCGCTGGTTTACCGTGCCTACATTCTTGTTACGTTGGTAGTCTGGGAGTTGAACCTTCAACTTGTCCATGTATATAATTAAGTGATTTGATAATCTTCGGAGTAAACACACCCGGACGTGTCGGACCACACGGTCCCGGTGCCGCAGCAGTAGGAGCCCGCACAGATGTCGGGCAGGCTGTTGACGAGGGCGCCGCTGACGTCGACGATCGGGGCCTCTGCGGTGCTCAACGTCGCCGCGCTGGTCGGGGCCAACGGCCAGATGTACGTGTCGTAGTTGGTGAGGCTTCGGCGGTAGATGTCGATGATCTGGTAGAGCACCACGCAGAACCCTACACTGACCACGGCGGCGAAGAGCCCGTTCCCCACGGGTTCCGAGAGGCGGTTCCGGACGAGGGTGCTGGCGATCAAGAGGATGACGAGGAGGACGATGGTCTTCATGAACTTTTGGTACTGCAGGTACTGTTTGCTGTAGTAGGTGTTGATCTCGACCATTTTCATGGCGTTGAGGTGCTCGTCTTTCAACTTGGCCATGTTCTGCTTGGACTTGTTCATTTCCTTTTCGAGGAGTTCGAGCGTCGTGAGTTGGATGGCCGCGGTGTTGGTGGCGGCGTTTTGGCTGACGATTTGGGAGTGGTAGTTGGTCGAGATGAGCTGGTAGAGGCTCGTGCGGTAGGCGGAGAATTGGTTGATTTGGGCGACGATCTCGTCCTTTTCCGCCTGCGTCAACGGGGTGGACGTTCCTTGGGCGACGTTGGCCGCGTTTTTGGTTAAAATGGAGTACAAGTTTTCCTCCATCTTTTGAGACTGTTGCAGGAGGTCGACTAACTCGGTCAGGCTGGCCGTGTTGTTTGCGGTGGTGTAGTCCGTGTTGTTTGCGGTGGTGTAGTCCGTGTAGCCGTCGGTGTTGGACGCGTAGCCCTTGGTGCCTTTCGTGTCGCTGGTGTCGGCCTTGGTGTACCCTGGAACAGTGCCGCCAGTGGCGTCGTATCCCTTGGTGTCGGCCTTGGCGTACCCTGGAACAGTGCCGCCATTGGCGTCGGCGTAGCCCTTGGTGTCGGCCTTGGTGTACCCTGGAACAGGGCCGCCATTGGCGTCGTAGCCCTTGGTGTCGGCCTTTGTGTACCCTGTAACAGTGCCGCCATTGGCGTCGTAGCCCTTGGTGTCGGCCTTGGTGTACCCTGTAACAGTGCCGCCAGTGGCGTCGTAGCCCTTGGTGTCGGCCTTTGTGTACCCTGTAACAGTGCCGCCAGTGGCGTCGTTGGACGCGGCGTAGCCCTTGGTGTCGGCCTTGGTGTACCCTGGAACAGTGCCGCCATTGGTGTCGGCCTTGGCGTCGCCTTTCGTGTACCCGTCGGCAAACGACTCTATATAGGACCACATATAAACTAATCCTCTAAAAAATAAAATCTAAATTGAAGTAATAGATGAAAGAGTACGTAGTTGAGTATTTAGGCACTGTTTTTTTTTTGTACGTCATCATCGCTACAGGCAACCCGTTGGCCATCGGGGCGGCACTGGCCTTGTCCATCTATTTGGGCGGACCCATCTCTGGTGGGAATTTCAACCCCGCAGTTACTATCCTCATGGTCTTGGCCAAAAAACAGCCCATGTCTGCGTTGATGCCCTACCTCATCGCCCAGGTGTTGGGCGCGCTGACGGTGCTCGAGCTGTACAAAAGGACCAAGTAAAATGGTAATAAAAGTATAGCATAGTAATAAGAGGGATGGAAGCGATCCGTGAATTCGGAGTCACCTTGTGGCACCGCAACGAGCCGCTGGAGGATGGGCACGTTCGCCCGTGGAAAGAAAGACTGTTTAAAATTTCAAAAATGCCGGATTTAGTAGAGTTGCGGGAAGTTCCGTTGCGCCGTCAGGTGGCACGGCGACTCCACGCCATGTACTTTTCCAAACACTTTCCCAACCAGGAGTTGCCGTCGTTCGTTCGGTCGGACTACGTGGTGACGATCCTCATGGACGAGTACTGCGCCCTCTGCCCGATCCGCCCGAAGCGGAAGATCACCCACTTGATGAAGCGGAAAGTGTGGGCGCTCCACGTCGGGGAGGAGGTGGGCAAGACCGTTTGTTTCTGTTGCAAAATGACCCCCATTACAATGTTGACGTTTAACTGCGGCCACATCGTCGCCGAGAGCAACGGCGGCGAGACCACGCCCGAGAACATGGTCCCCATCTGCCAACATTGTAACTCGTCCATGGGAACGACGAACTTGCACGAGTACATGAAGAATTAATCTGCCTTTTGGACAAGGGCAGACAAAGCGGTCATAATTTTAAGTTTCGATTTTATTTTCAAACCTTAAAATTATGTATGTTTACCTGATCCAATCGACGCGCGGCAAGACGTACGTGGGGGCGACGATCAACGTGGCGCGCCGCATCAGGCAGCACAACGGGGAGTTGGTGGGCGGGGCCAAGTACACGACGCGGGCGGTGCAAAAGGGGGAGAAATGGAATTTGGTGTGCTATGTTTCGGGGTTTGAAGATTGGCGGGCGGTGCTTCAATTTGAATGGAAATGGAAAGACCTGACCCGTCGACTGCCTCCGACCAATGTTTTACAAAAGCGGTTAGAAGCTCTAAATTTGTTGATCTCCCAGGGGTTCTCCACCTCCACGTCGAGCGCGTTCGAGAACTTGGTCATCCACGAGAAACTAAACGCAAAACCCGTGCTCGGCGTACGGCAGCCAGACGAGCAGATAGACGGCGAGCAGGAGCATGACCCCGTTGGCCATCCAGCACCACGTGGATGTGATCGTTTTGTCGGCGGAGGAGGTGTAGACGCTGACCGCCGCGCTGAGGACGATGAACACCACGAGCCGCCACATTCTGTTGTAGACAAAGGAGAACAGAAAGAAAAAGAGCCACACCCAGGAAATCTTGGCGGGGGATTCAAAAAATAACCACCGCAAGTGGCCGTTTTTGCTCTTTTCGCAGCGGGCGTTTCGGGTTAAATGGCTGGCTACGTACCCGCCCGTAAGCGCGGCGTAGGCCGCCATAAGTAGAGCGCGCAAGTTGGCGTCGGGGACCATACTTAAACTAATGAGCGGTTGAGCCGCAATTAGCAGCATGCACAAGATGGAAAAGAGGTGGTTGTAGGCATTGTGCAGGTTCCTCCAGATGAAAAACTCGATCAGTTGTATGAAAATGAAAGAGGCCGTGAAAAAATACATGGGGGTCGTGAAAGAGTGGATTTTGTAAGGGGTGTAGGCGTTGTTGTACATGACCAAAAGGAGCACCCCGAAACTAAATAGAAACGTGTTGAGCGACACGTGTTCATTCCAGCACATTATACAATCGGCGTTAAAAAAAAAGGGGTCAAAGGTCCACGAAAATGGCCTGCGAGGGGGCGTAGCCCTGGTCGGCGGCCATTTGAAGCCAGCGCCGAGCCTCTTTGCGGTTCTTGGGTACGCCGTCGCCGTTGAGGTGCATGACGCCGAGGTTGTGTTGGGCCTCGGGACAGCTTTGGTCGGCGGCCTTCCGAAACCACCGTAGAGCCTCTTTTAAATTTTTGGTGAGGTAGACGAGGCCGATGTTGTAGTGGGCGTTGACGCTGCCCTGGTCGGCGGCGATGCGCAGCCACCGCAGGGCCTCTTCGGTGTCGCGTTCGACGCCGTAGCCCTCCATGTACATGAGGCCGATGTTCTGCTGGGCGTTGGCGAGGTGGTCGGCCGAGCGCAGCCACCGCATGGCTTCTTTGTAGTCGCGCGGGACGCCCTTGCCCTCCAAGTAGAAGACCCCGATGTTGTATTTGGCCTCGGCCATCCCCTTGTCGGCCGCCCTGTGCCACCAGGCCAGGGCCTCGGCGTAGTCGCGCGGCACGCCGTTGCCCGTTTCGTGGGCGACGCCCACGTTGAACATGGCGACCTCGTTGCCCAAGTCGGCCCCGCTGCGGTACCACCGGAGACCCTCGTCGACGTTCTTGGGGACCCCGTACCCGTGCGAGTAGAGGTGCCCGATGGTGTTGTGGGCGGGGGCGTAGCCCTGGTCGGCGGCCTCGTGGAGGTTGCGCAAGATCTCCGCCATGGCGGGGCCTTCCGTGGAGATCTTGCGGGCGATGAGGCCGAACTGCCGAATGGCTTGGTCGAAGAGTTTCTCGGCCCCGGGAGGCAGGTCGGCCCTGCAGAGCGGGCAGACCTTGGCCGCGCCGAACTTGCGGATGCCCTCGACGCAGGCCGCGTGGAAGGTGTGGGCGCAGGGCAGGGTGAACTTCGGGGCGGTCAGCTCCTCGAGGCAGATGGCGCAGGGGAGGGCCACCGAGGGGGCTTGGCGGTCGGCGGGGCAGCGGTCGGCGGGCGGGACGCAGTGGCCCCTGTGGTCGGGCCAATGGTGCCGCTGGCAGGCGCGGCTGCAGTAGGGCGTGGCGTGGCACTGCCCGCAACGGTGCGGCGGGTCGGCGGCGCCGCAGTTCGTGCAGGTGGGCCCGACTTTAGGTTTCATGGGCGGTTGTGTGTTTTTTTGCAACAAATTTTAATACAAATTCTCTAAACGTAAGGGTATGGACGGGAATAGCGTAAAGGACCCCTTGGTCGGCGCGACCGTGGCGGTCTTGGTGATCATGGCGGTGATCGTGGTGGTCTTCACGGTCGTGAAAGCCCGCAAGCGGGTGTCGAACTGTTCCAAGTTGAACGCCTCGGCGGCGACCGTCGGCAGCATCAGCTTCCGGGACAAGAACTACCAGAACCCCTTGCGGGACTACCAGATCAAGGCGTCGTACAACTCGTGCGCCTCGGGCAACTTTCAGAACGACTGGGTGGACATGTGCGCGCTGCAGAACGCCATCCAGCAGGGGTGCCGCCTCCTGGACTTTGAGGTCTACGACCTGGACGGGGAGACGGGGGTGACCGTGTCCAGCAAGTCCGTGTTTACCGAAAAGGGGGCGTACAATTGGCTGCCGATCGACCAAGTCATTCAGGGGGTCTCCACGATGGCCTTCGCGACCACGACCTGCCCGAACTTCAACGACCCGCTCTTTCTGAACTTTAGAGTCAAGTCGTCGCACGTGCGCGTCTTCGACGACATCGCCGTGGCGCTGCGGACCTACATGGGGCCGCGCCTCCTCTCGACCAAGTACAGCTACGAGGCGGACGGCACGAACCTGACGGCCATGCCCCTCAACACGTTCATCGGCAAAGTGATCGTGGTGGTGGACAAGAGCAACACCCTGGTCGAGTCCAGCAAATTGGACGAGTACATGAACCTGGGCGCCAACTCGGTGTTTTGCCGCCAGCTCTCGTACAACGACGTGGTCTTCACCCCGGACATGAACGAGCTGATCGAGTTCAACAAGAAGAACGTCACCCTCTGCATCCCGAACCTGGGCACCCAAGCGAGCAACTACGACGCCTCGGTGGCCTTCCCGTTCGGCGTCCAACTCTGCGCCATGTGCTTCCAGACGGACGACGAGAACTTGGCCGCCTACAACGCCCTCTTCAACGCCGCGGGCCACGCCTTCATCCTAAAACCCGAAAACTTGCGCTACGTCCCCGTCACGGTGGAGGCGCTGCCGCCGCTGGACAAGTCGCTCTCCTACGGCTACACCACCCACTCGTCCAAATACTACAACTTCGATTTGTAAATATATATCCTCATTGTACAAATGGCGTGCAAAGCGCTGTCCCTCCAGGATTGCGAGCAGCAGGTCGTGCGGATGGCCGTCCGCGACATTAACAAGCGGGTGGGGAAGATGAACAGGTCGGAGTACCTCATCATCAAGGGGGTCGTGGAGGCGTTCATGAAGGGCCACGACTGCGTCTGCTACGGGGGCAGCGCCCTCAACACGCTGCTGGCCGCGGACCCCATCTACGAGGGCTACCAGCAGCCCGACTTCGACCTCTACACCCCGCACGCGATGGAGTACGCCAAAAAGATCACGGACATTTTCCACAAGAGGGGCGTCATGGCCTACGCCCGATCCGGCATCCACGAGGGGACGTACAAGGTCTACGTGGACTTTCTGCCGTTCATCGACTTTACCTTCATGGCGAAGGAGCTGTACGCCATCGTGAAGCGGGAGGCGGTGGTCAAACGGGGCATGTACTACGCCCACCCGGACCTGCTGCGGCAGCACATGTACCTCGAGCTATCCGCGCCCCTCGGGGAGACCGCGCGGTGGGAGAAGGTGCTGCATCGGCTGAACCTCTTGAACAAACACTACCCGATCGTGGCCAAATGCTCGCCAGACAAGTACGACCCTAAATTTGAAGACGTCTTTCTACGGCAAAACGTCGTCTTCATCGGCGGCCTGGCCCAGACCCTCTACGCCGACGCCCTCTCGGCGCAGCCCGTGATGGCGGGCCCGGAGTTGGACGCCATCTCCAACGACATCCCCGGTCTGAAGAAAAAGTTGAAAGCCGCCCTCCCCAACGCCACGTTCGTGGACCACGCGGGGGTCGGCAGCCTGATCCTCCCGCACGTCGAGGTGCAGGTCGACGGCGCCCCCATCGCCTTCGTCTACCAAGCCAGTCGGTGCGTCTCCTACAGCAAGGTGCCCTACAAGGGGCGAGTGATCCGGGTGGCCACCGTCGACACCCTGCTCAGCTACTACCTGGCGTTCATGTACGCCGAGCTGGGCCACTACAAGCGGAACAAGATCATGTGCATGGCCGCCATGCTGATGAGGGGGCGCCTCGACGACCAGGGCATCCTGAAACGGTTCGTCCCCAAGTGCTACGGCCCCGTCACCACCCTGAAAACCATACGGAAGGCCCGGTACGCCCTGCGCCGGAAATCACACAAGACCGCGCAATACAAGCGGGTCTTTTTCAGCTACGACCCCAACCGCTAGGCGGTGCGGAGCGGCACCCACTTTTTGAAGACAGGGTGCCACTGGCAGACCATGGGGATGGTCGGGCAGGTGCGGAAGAGGTCCTTCAAGTAGGCGCTCCGCTCCAGCGTGTCCACCCCCGCCACCCCGCCGTTCACTTCGTAAATGTCGCACTTGTCCGTGGCGGTGACGGGGAAGACCTCGGTCTTGTTCGCGGGGTGGCAGGCGGCGCCGACCCGGAGGTGTTGCTGGAGGTAGGGGGTCACCACGAAGGGGTTGTATGAACAGACGGGGAGAGCGAACAACATTTGGGTCGGGAGAAAGAGCGTGGTCGAAATTTCAGCAAGGGTTCTTTTGAGGGTCTCTATTTTGTCTCTCTCTACCGAGACTCCCTTGAACCAATAAATGTCGTCGGCGATGAACTGCCTGGTTTGCTCCTGCACGATGGTGCCCGCCAACAAGGTGCCCAGGGAGAGGCTGCTGGCGAAGGCCGCGTGCGTCGGGGTGATCTTTTTGGTCTTGAGGTCGACGATGAAACAAATGTTCTTCGAGCGGTGGTAGGTGAACCAGGCGAGGGCTTTGCGCCCCTGCGGGATGGCCGTGTAGACGCCTGGCGGGTGGGCGAACGTGTCACGGTACGGCGGGAGGCGTTTCAACACATGGGTGTAGTCCATTTGGAGTATGTCATGTTGTACGTTTTTAACACTCTTTTTTAAGTGGTGATTATATGGAGTATGCCTATCCCACGGCAGTGAGTCGTCGAACAATGTTACCTAATCACACGGGCCAATATGTCTCGGCCATGACCCCGTTCGCCGTAAGGGTGTTGTGCGTCTCTAGCTCAATGTGGTAGTAGGCGATGATTTCGTTAGTAGGGTCTTGGTAAATGGTAGTATGGTTCACGAGTTTTTCGGCGGGGTAGATGCGCCCATTCGAGGTGACGATACCATGGTTACGGGTCTTAATATCGCGAGGTTATCTTTACAACCATACAACCCCCCATAAACAGTCATATCCACTTGCATTGTGTGAGTCGCGATAGCAGAGTATGTGAAATTGTAAGTGAATGCGGGCATATACAATAGTTCATAAAAAAATTTATTTTTTTTTTATATTTCAGCACAACCCTCAAACCATGGAAGAAGATTGGGACCTGCTCCGGCAACTGCAAGAAATCGACTTCAACACCTCCGAGTACGAAGACCTGTGTAAAAAGGTGGACAAGAAAGAGGATCAGAAAGAGGATCAGAAAGAGGATCAGAAAGATGACAAGAAAGAGGATGTCCCGCCAACGTTGGCCGAGCTGAGGCGGCTCCGCCTGGCCAAGTTCAGCCCCAGTTCGGGTCCATCGCGTTAGGGCTCGTTTCCGATTTCTGTCCTACGTCCTGGTAGACGTCCAGCGGCGTGTTCCTGCCAATGTCTTGGTTTTGGTTGTCGACCCCGGGGTAGGAGTTGGTGTTGTAGGGGGAGTCGTCGCGCGTGGCGTCGTACAGCAACGAGACGGGTTGCGGTTTGTAGGTCTCGGTGTTTTGGGCGTCGTACGTCTTTTGCAGGAGGAGCACGGGGCACTTGATGCCGCGCGAGCGTTGCCACGAGACGAACTCGGTGTACTCTTCTAGATTGTGGAAGACCACCGGGTTGACCCCGGGGATGTCGGCGAGCCCCGTGTTCTTAAGCAAAATTTCGTTGCCGTTTTGTATCAGGACGTTGGGGCACCGACTGCCAAAGGCCTCGAGTGGCGACGAACTCGCGTAGTAATAGAGCCCGAGGAGGAACAACCCCGCAATAAACCATTTCTCCATTATATCTTACGCGCCTAAAAAGTATTGACGTAAGATATATGATTAGAAATTTTCGAAAGCGTCCCCGCCCCCTTTCTCTGTTCAAGCGGGACCGAAAGGTCTTCGTTCGGTACCGGATGGACGGGTGCCCGTACTGTGTCGACAGCCAGCCTGAATGGGACGCGCTTATGACCAAAATTAAAAACGGCTACACCGTCCCCCCCGGGATGGACATTGTGGAGATCAACTCCAACGTGGCGGAGAAGCTCGGCTTAAACGCCAACGATGTGGCGACGGGGTACCCTTCCTACGCCATAGTAGAAAACGGGGGCAAGACCGTGACGAAAGTCGACCCGCCGATCAGTGCGTTCGAGGGCACCATGCGTAATAGAGGCATCATCGTGAAAAGGGGCGGAAGGAAAAGGACTAGAAGGTATAGGAGAGCTGCGCGGTAGGGGTGTACGTCACCTCTTTCGGCGGCCACGCCGTGCTCGTCACCACGATCAGCAAGAGGAGCAGGAGCACGAGCACCGAGTTCATATATGTTTACTCCTTAAAAAAAATTAAATGTTCAGGGCAATGGTGTTCTTGTCCGATTTAGTGCGCTTTTTCGACCGTTTGAGGTCGCCCTTCATGTCGGACAGTTCGCTGATGCTGACGGCGCTGCCCGCGTCGTCCTCCAGCACGATGGTCTTCGATTTCAGCCCTCCCAGAATGTCGCTGATGTCGGAGGGGCCCTTCATGTCCGGGCGGCGGTCGTTGTACGAGGCTGGCGCCTCGGGCTTGATGACGCTGTTCATGAACCCCGCGAACCCCGGTTTGGTCGCGCTCATCGAGTTCACCGCGGCCTGCGTGAACTTTTGCATGAGCTCCGGGTTCTGCTTCATGATGTCGTCCATGCCCGGGATGGCCGACTTGAACATGGTGTTGGTCATGTGCAGCATGATCGCGCTGCCGCCGAGCTGGAAGAGCAGCTTCAGCTCGGGCGCGAGTTTCGCCTTGGACCGATACTTCTCGTGGAGCTCGGCGAAAATTTCGTCGTAGTCTTCCACGTTTTCGTTGATCTGTTCGGCCCACCCGTCCAGCTTCACGTCGAACGGGTCGAACTTGCTGTTCAGGAACTCCAGGCCCGTCACGATGGCCATCAACATTTTGCCCTGGAACTTGACGTTGTTGGCCTTTTCCTTTTCGGCGATGATGTTCTCGTACTCGCCCTGCATCTCGGCCAAGTTCGACTCCATCGAGTACTTCTTCGTCAGCGAGACGCCCTTCCGCTCGAGGTCCTCCAACCTTCGCAAGTACTTGAACTTGTTCCGGAGCATTTCTTCCTTGCTGAGCTCCGTGGTCTTGACCTGCTCCTTGTCCGGGTCGACGGCGTTGACCGACTTGAACCCGTCCCACGACTTGTTCACCTCTTCAAACTTTATTTTGCGGTCTTCCGTGGGCGTCGGGGGCGACCACTGGGTGACGGGCGGCCAGGACGTGGCAGGCGCGGTAGGGGTCGCCGTGAGCTCGTTCAGCTCGCGCTCCAGCTTGTCGACGTCGTCGATCTTGATCTCCGACTTGTCCTTGACCTTGTCGTTCATGAGCAGCTCTAACCCGGGGCCGAAATTGGACACCGGTAATGTTTCAATTTTAATTTCCTCGATTTCCATATTGTTAACTTTACATCTGTTATTTTTAAGTAATACGCAATTACAACAATTTGACCGACCTTAAATACCACAGGCCCTGCAGCAGCGTGTCCGCGAGGTCGTCCTTCTTCTTGTGCGTCTCAAAGGCCGTAGTAGCCCCCCACTCCGCGAGCAACCGCCGCGTGTGCTCGATGCTGGCCTGTTTCCGCTCCGCGTAGGACTCCGGAGCGTCCCCGAACATCTTCAGCTTGTTGCAGGCCGACACGACCTGCACGGCCACCCCTTTCATGACCCAGTACTGCACGACCATGCCCTGCAACGCCTTCATGCGCGCCGCCAGGGGGCCAATCTGGTTCTCGACCACGACCATGTCGATGGGCTGGCCGTCGAACCGCGCGTACTTTTCGACCAACTTGGTCGCCAGCATCACGGGCGAGCAGTCGGCCACTTTCTTCACCGCCGTCGTCTGGTGCGCCGCTTTGTAGGCGGCCAGGGCCGTGCACGCGGCCTCCCTCGACGCCCCTTCAGGCAACGGCAGGTGGTAGGCCGCGCACCGCTCGACCAGCTGCTCTTTCGTCCCCGCCATCGTCGGCACCTCGGGGCGGTGCTTCTTGCACCACGTTTGGGCACCCTCGAACTCGGCCTTTTTCGAGCACTTCTTCTTGCCCATGTGGCAACAGGTCGCCCCGTCGTTGCCCGTCAAGTCCACCACGTCCCAATCGTGAATTTCCACTTTCTTCTCTACCGACATGAGGCAGTGGGCCAGGTTCCGGATCCCAATGTCGATGGAAAGCACCCGCATTGTATACTACTACCCTAGCGCGTAGTTTTTACACCTTTTTACATTTCAAACGCCGTTATTTTTTAATTATTATTTTATTTATAATAATTAAATGAAACAAAAGCAAAAATTTAATAAATCCAAAAATAAAAAATTAATATATAATTACATAATTCAAGAAATAGATGACTATAATTATGAGCAACAAATTATAAATAGAATAAATTATTGTCCTTGTGAATGGTGTGATGGGTTTTTGCCTGTAATTATAATTGATTACATACCAAATGATTTAATGTGTTATGTAATATCAAAAATAAATTAAATAGTCGTTTGAAATGTAAAAAGGTGTAAATGACTCTAATTATATGGCATACGACCCGCAGTTGAGGTTAGACCCCGCCTTGTTCAACGAGCTAAGAAGGGTATACCCAGAATTGACCGAAAACAAGTTTCACGTCCTACTCGCCAACCTCTTAGACAACCGTCCTTTACCCAGGAACGCGCCCTTTTTAAAGCTATTGATTCCCATGATTTCAACGCCCAGTGGTTGTTTTACGAGGTGGACGGGAAAGACTACACCATCGCCCCCGAGAGAAACGGTAAATTCAAAACTTTTCAATCGAACATAACGGCGTACGTTGAGGCGATCAACTGTATGAAGGACTATTTGAAAAACAACCCACGGTTGTTGAAGAGGCCGCAAGTGAAAGAACTTTACAAATTTTTAAATTGTCTGAAACCAGAACGGTCGACCTTGAAGAAGTGCAAACGCCTCGCTCGTTTCACGAGGAAATGAACGACCGCTGGCTCGGGCACCGCCCGCTGCGGCTCATCCGCGAGTTCAGCCGCCCCTTGACCGACCCGAAGTGGCGCACCAAAAGGGGGTTCAAGAAAAGAATGTTCGACCAACAGTTGATCGTCTACGCCCTCTACTGGCGCACCCAGGAATACACCGTCGACAAGGTGCCCCACACCTACGCCCCGCGGGAGCGCATCACGCTGGACGGGGTCCAGTACGAAGTCGTCGAACGGTACTCGGTCTACATCAAACTGCGCAACCCGCAAGAGACCCGAACGTTCCCCATCTACCGCGACTACCTACTGCACAACGGGACGCTTTGCCTTAAGGAAATGATCGTCTATGATTTGGTAAATTGGAAAGCGGCAGGGCCCTTGCCTTTTTTAAATTTTTTAAAAGGTTAGTATATGAAGAAAGGGAGCACAGTTTACAAACAGTTTTTCAAGTACGTTCCATTGGACGAGATGGACAGACTGCAATGGTTCGCGCTGAAGCCTAATTACGGCTCGTCCTACGGCGACATTCACAAGACGTACACTTTCAAAAAGAAGCCGAAGCTCTTGGACATTGGGGACGCGGATGTTCGGGTCATGATTAAAGAGACGATATGCAAAGATGCCGACAGTTGTGTGGCAATCACCAGATTAAGTAACCCCAACGAACAATACTCGGGGGATAAGGCGAACAAAGAGTACCATATCCTCGTTCAGAAATTTTTTGGAGACGACTACCACGGGACGGTGATCGACCAAGACAACTTGCAAGGGAACGAGGTCTACGAGAAAGAAGACCTGGAGGGTCCCGACGAAATTGTCCTTTGGAAGGACCACGCCGCCCTATTGGAAACGAGGGCGGCTTCCCCGAGGGCGGCTTCCCCGAAAGCGGCTTCCCCGAGGGCGGCTTCCCCGAGATCGGCTTCCTCGAGAGCGGCTTCCCCGAGATCGGCTTCCTCGAGATCGGCTTCCCCGAGAGCGGCTTCCCCGAGAGCAAAGAAGAAACGAAAGACAAAAAAGTCAAATTCAAAAAGCCCATAACCCT